TCAAACGCTTACAAATAAAACTTTAACATCACCAACAATTAATACACCAACAATTGCTACACCAAGTATATCAGCACCTACATTAACAGGTATTGTAACGGCAACTGGTGCTGTCTTTGCAGGTGGTAGTCCACTTGTATTTGAGGGTGCAACCGCAAATGATTTTGAAACAACTTTTGCAATTACAGATCCAACAGCAGATAGAACAATTACTTTTCAGGATGCTACTGGCACAGTTGCATATTTAACAGACATAACAGGTGGTGGTGCTTCAGAGTTCTCAACTGTTACTGTAAATACAAGTGTTATATTCGAAGGTTCTACCGATGACGCAAACGAAACTACATTAGTTGCTTCTGATCCTGATGCTGATAGAACAGTCACCTTACCAAACGCAACTGATACACTAGTAGGTAAAGCAACAACTGATACACTTACAAATAAAACAATTACAGCAGCTAGTAATAGTGTAGGATTAACAACTTTAGATATTGATGGTGGCACAGACATAGGTGCTGCCTTAGTAGACGCAGACTTAATTATTGTTGATGACGGTGCAGGTGGAACAAATAGAAAAGCAACACTTTCAAGAGTTGCGACTTACATAGAAGGTGGCATATCAGGTGATATAACAATATCAAGTGGTACTGCTGCTATCGGTTCAGGTGTAATAGTAAATGCAGATATAAGTTCAAGTGCCGCTATTGCATTTAGTAAGATGGCAAATTTAACTACTGGCAGAGCATTAGTCTCAGACGGTAGTGGTGATGTATCTGTAAGTGCTGTAACATCTACTGAAATAGGCTACTTAGACGGTGTTACAAGTGCAATACAAACACAATTAGATACAAAAACTACTCCTGGATTTGCAATCGCTCAAGCAGTCGCATTAGGATAGTTATAAATAGTTATAAAGGAAGAATAAAATATGGCAGTCCCGAGTACAAAAGCAACATTTAAAGAGTATTGTTTAAGAGCATTAGGCAAACCTGTAATTGATATCAATGTTGATGATGACCAAGTAGATGATAGAATAGATGAAGCGGTTCAATACTTTGCTCAATATCATGTTGATGGTGTTGAAAGAATGTATTTAAAATACAAGGTAACTGCTGATGATATTACAAGAATGACAACTAATGCTTCAGAGTCAGTTACATCTAATTCTATTACAACTACCTATGAAAGAGCAGACAATTTTATTGTTGTTCCTTCATCGGTTATTTCTGTTGTCAATGTTTTTTCTTTATCTGATAGAGCAAACTTAAATATGTTTGATGTTCGATATCAGTTAAGACTAAACGACCTATACGATTTTTCATCTACAAGTATTGTTCATTATGAAATGACAATGCGACATCTAGATTTTCTTGACCACATTTTAGTGGGAGAAAAACCAATGAGATTTAATCAACTATCAAATAGATTATTTGTCGATATGGATTGGGGAGTTGATATAACAGCGGGTGAATATTTAATTTTCGAGGTTTTTCGTAAATTAGATCCTGATACATTTACCGATATTTATGATGATATATATTTAAAGAGATATGCAACAGCACTAATTAAGAAACAATGGGGACAAAATCTTTCTAAGTTTTCTGGTACTGCCATGTTAGGCGGTGTTACTCTTAACGGACCAGAATTGTTTTCTACAGCATTAACTGAACAACAAAAATTAGAAGAAGAAATAAGAAGTAATTACGAAGAACCTCCTCATATGCAACAAGGATAATAAATGCCCACGAATGTCTATTTTGACACAGGCACAACATCTGAGCAAAGACTATACGAAGATTTAATAATCGAACAGCTCAAGATTTATGGCCAAGATGTCTATTATTTACCTAGAAAGATAGCAAACAAAGATACAATCTTTGGCGAAGATCCTGCTTCATCTTTTGATGACTCTTACATTATTGAAATGTATGTTGATAATGTTGACGGATACATGGGCGAACAAGAGATTATTAAAAAGTTTGGTTTAGAATTAAGAGATGATATTGTATTCACTTTATCTAAACTAAGATGGGAAATGTTAATCAAAAACAATAGTGATTTAGTTGCTGATAGACCACAAGAAGGTGACTTAGTTTATTTTCCAACAACAAACGCATTTTTTGAAATACAGTTTGTTGAACATGAACAACCATTCTATCAACAAAGTAATTTACCTACTTACAAGTTATCATGCACTCGATTTGAATATAGTTCAGAAAGACTTGATACAGGTATTGCTACAATTGATAGTGTTGAAACTAGTTTATCAACTGATACAATGCAGTTTCAGTTTAGTTTAGAAAATGAAACAGGATCATTTGTGTTAGAAAGTTCAGTTGGTGCAATTGATTATTTAATTAATGAGGACTTTACAATGGCTTCACAATCAACTAATGATCAAGGGCAGATATTTGAAACACAAGCAGGTACAAATACATCATCTACAGCTGATGATATATTAGACTTTAGCGAAAGAAACCCATTTGGTGAGGTTGACGAATACTAATGTTTGGTGATCATTTTTATCATAAACAGATTCGTAATACTGTTATTGCCTTTGGTACAATTTTTAATAATGTGAATATTAAGCGATTGGATTCTAGCGGAAATCCTTTACAGACGCTTCGTGTTCCTTTATCATATTCACCTAAAGAAAAATTCTTAGCAAGACTAGATGCACAACAAGATTTAACTGGAGACGATTCAAAAGTGGCAATCACTCTACCTCGAATGTCATTTGACATAACTGGTTACAGTTATGATGGAAGTCGTAAGTTAAATAAAAATCAAAAGTTAGGACGTGTTACAACAAATGCTGATACATCAAAATTAAATACACAATACTCACCTGTACCATACAATGTGTCTTTTGAGTTAAATGTTTTTGTTGCTAATTCGGATGATGGTTTACAAATTATAGAACAGATACTTCCTTTCTTTCAACCTGACTATACTGTTACTATGATTTTAGATAACACTTACATGGATACAAAAAGAGATATACCTTTTATTTTAGAAAATGTTTCTTATGATGATAGTTATACAGGTTCACTTACAAGTTTAAGAAGAATAATTTACACACTACAATTTACAGCAAAGATTTATTTGTATGGTCCTATTAGTCAATCAGCAATTATTAAAAAAGTATCTGCTGATTTATATACTAATACATCAGATCAAAGTCCATCTCGTAGTGAGAGGGTTACAGTACAACCTAATCCAACATCAGCAGATAAAGATGATACATATACATATACAACAACCCTTGAATTTTTTGATGATGGTAAAAATTATGATGAGGCAACAGGTGATGATAAGTAATGAGCAAAATAGATGATAAACTAAATGAAGTTTTAAATATTACTAGCGATGTTATGCCAGTAGAAGTTAAAAAAAGTAAACAAGTTATAGTACCAGAAGATAAAGATCCAGATATAGATTTTGAAACTGGTCGTAAAAATCTTTACAATTTGCTTGACAAGGGTAATGAAGCAATTGATGGTATACTAGAACTAGCAAAAGAGGGTGAACATCCAAGAGCATATGAAGTTGCTGGACAATTAATTAAAACTGTAAGTGAAGTATCACAAAATCTTTTAGACTTGCAAGACAAGTTAAAAAAAGTAAAAGACATACCTGATAGAGGACCTAAGAATGTTACTAATGCATTGTTTGTTGGGTCAACAACTGAATTACATAAAATGTTGAAGGAGAAAAAGTAATGGAGTTTTTTAGAAAAGGACTTGAAGATGTAATTACTCTACCATCTCCTAAAGTAATAGATATAGATGAGGTTCAAGAAGTAAAAAGAATTGTTGCGACTAGAAATGAAGATGATGTTCGCTCAGTTATGAATCACGATAGAGTTCCTTTTTATGCCATTCAAAAAGTTTGTGAAGAAAATGGATTAAGATTTCATCCTCAAGAATTTAAAGATATTATACATCAACAAACTGATATAATTAATCATTTTAAAGAACATTTTAATAGAGCAAGACCAGTAGAAGTAGATCCTGCTTTAAATACTTTACCAAGTGCTACAAATAAAACTAGATCATATCCAAGTGGTCATGCTTGTCAATCAACAGTTGTTGCAAGATATGTTGCTGGTAAAGTACCAAAATTAGAAAAACAATTAATGGCAGCAGCAAGAGAATGTGGTTACGGAAGAGTTTTAGCAGGATTTCATTATCCCTCAGATTATGAAATTGGTAACTTACTTGGTGAGAAAATATATATTTTTATGAATAAAGAAGATTACAAGAAAGCAAATGAGTAAATTAGATCAATATTTAGGAAATCCAAATTTAAAAAAAGGTCATACTAAGTCAAGATTTTCTAAACAACAGATACAAGAAGTTTTACATTGTTTAGATGATCCTAAATACTTTATAGAAAATTATTTGAAGATTGTTACGATAGATAAAGGTCTTGTGCCTTTTGAGATGTATGATTTTCAAAAGAATATGGTTGATACATTCCATGAAAATAGGTTTACAATATGTAAATTACCTAGACAAAGTGGTAAATCAACTATCATAGTATCATACCTCTTACATTATGTATTATTTAATGATAATGTGAATGTTGCAATACTAGCAAACAAATCTTCAACAGCAAGAGATTTACTAGGGCGATTGCAACTGGCTTACGAACATTTACCCAAATGGATGCAACAAGGCGTTCTCAACTGGAACAAAGGTTCACTTGAATTAGAAATCGGAAGTAGAATTGT